GGCCCAAGACCAGCAGCACCACATCCGTTTCTAAAGCCAGCCCTTGACAAGAATATTAATTTTGCAAGAGAAAAATTTAACGAGAAGATGAAATAATGCGACAGATATTAACTGGAATATATGGCAGATACAACGGCAACGCAGCCTTGAAAGCAGCATTGCCCGGAGCCTTACATCTTGAGCTTGCACCTCAAGGAACGGCAACAACTTATGCTACTTATTTTTCTCCCTCTGCAAGACCAGATTATATGCTGAAGGGTCGGATGTATGAAATAGTTACAATCCAGTTCGATATTTATGCTTCTACAAATGTTTTGAGATTAACAGCTTATGAGGCTCTTATCGCTTTGTTCGATGATTCCCGTCCGACAGCCACTGGATACACATCCATTTTAATGGAAAGGACTTTAGAACAGTTTGTCAGGGACGGAGATCAGGATCAACTTTACAGAGCAGTCGTTACTTATGAATGCCGGTACATGAAATGAAAATATTATTAGCAAATAATTCTCTTGAATATCTGGGTGGCACAGAAACCTGGATGATAACGATGTTCAACTATTTATCGAAAGAACATGATGTCGATGTTTATGTTCCTGCTCATGAGAAGAATACACTAATAAAAAAAGGTTTCGATGAATCAAAAGAATACGACTTGGGGATAATTAATCATAAAACTTGCCTTAAAGAGTTATCAGATTTCAATATTGGGAAAAGGATCCGCACATCACATGGGGTACTTCCTGGTGAAGAAGAGCCAACAATTGGGGCAGACATATATGTTGCGGTATCAGAAGAAGTCCAATCAAGCTTAAAAGGCAAAGGATTCGACTCCTGCGTGATACGGAATCCAATTGACACAGATCACTTTGGTTATTCAAAACCTAACCCGACATTGAAAAAAGTTCTCTGGATGAATAATAAAACTCCAATGCTCAGTCTGATTGAACAGGCATCGAAAGGATATGAGTTTAAAATTCAGACAGGGTTTAAAAATGGGACGAGTTCTTTAATGCAGGAAGCCGATCTGGTCATAACTTCAGGCAGGGGAATTTATGAAGCATTAAGTTGTGGGAAAAATGCAGTTATTATAAATTGGTTAGGGTGTGACGGTTTAGTAACGGAAGAGAATATAATTGAATTTAGAAAAACTAATTGTTCGGGCAGAACTTTCAGAGAATGCTGGGAGCCAGAAAGAATTTTGGAAGAGTTAAAAAAATATGACCCTGAACGAAACATGAGGGATTATATTCTTGAGAACAACGAAGTTTCAAAAATAGCAGAACAATATCTATCACTACGGGAGGTGAAGGATGAAAAAAATTAATTTGGGTTGTGGGAAAAGGCACTTGGAGGGTCATGTCAATATCGACATCCAAGAAAGAATTAAGCCTGATTTAGTATGTGATGTAACAAAGGGATTGCCTTATGAGGACAATTCCGTTGATGAGGTAAAGGCATATGATTTCTTAGAACATATACCGATTGGGAAGACGGTTGATGTTATCATGGAGATCTGGAGAGTTTTAAAACCCGGTGGGAAGTTTGAAAGTTATACGCCTGATGCAGAGTTCGGGCAAGGAGCATTTCAAGATCCGACTCATGTCAGTTTCTGGGTTGAAAATTCATGGCTTTATTATTCCGATAAAGATTACAGGGAGCTTTATGGTATTGAAGCAAATTTTAAAATAGATGGGATAAAGAGAATTTCTACTGAAGATCGGGTATACCATTTATTTGTAGTAGCAACAAAAATCGGGAGAGAAAAATGATATCAGACAAGATAAGCATAATCATACCAGTAGTACGGCAGGAGTCGGCTGAACGATGTATTGAGTCAGTCCATAAATATTTACCTATGGCAGAAGTGGTCACAGAAGTTGATTTTGATGAGATAGGTTGTCCCAAGATGGTCGCACGGTTAACCAAGCAGACAACAAAAGATTGGGTTCTTTTCCTTGGTGATGACACAGAGGTTGAACCCGGCTTTGAGGATGCCCTTGAAACCACATTGAGCGAAATGCCTGATGGTTGGTGGGGAGTTGTTGGAGTGTGGACACAACCGGGTAATTTCCAGGGGCATTGGATGGCACACAAAAGAATGCTTTCTATTCTTCCTGATGAACAATTTTTTAACGAAGCATATCAGCATTGTTACTGCGAGAATGAATTAAAAGAAATCGCTGAAGAACATGGAAGATGGATAAAATGTGAAGGTGCAAAATTACTCCATCACCACCCTGCAAATTATGGGGAAGAATTCGATGATGAGTTTTACAAAAGAGCATATGGTGATGAAAAATATTTACTCGACAAGGCAACATATATCAAGCGGAAAAGAAAACGTATTGGCAAAATAGCTATCGGGTTCCCACTGGTTGACAACACGGTTCCTGTTTCTTTTTTTACATCATTCTCCTGCATGGAAAAACCCGGTGAATATGTCATGCTGATACCTCAGTTTGCACATGGCCCATTCTCAGGGAACATAGCAGATGCGAGAAACAGCTTGGTTGAACAAGCCCAGATGGAAGGTGCAAGTCATCTTTTAATGTTGGATACAGATCAGGTATACCCACCAGAAACTTTGACAAAATTAATGTCGCACAAGGTTGATATATGTGGTGTGAGAGTCCATAGACGATGGATGCCTTTTGACCCGATATTCATGCGAGGCGATGTAGGTGAATATGAAAGTGTGCCTGAAGAAGAAATGTATTCAGGGAAATTAATCGACATCGATGCCACTGGAACCGGGTGTTTGCTTTTCGATATGAAAGTTTTCGACAAGGTTAGATTCCCTTGGTTTAAGCTTGGTATCAAGAATGGCAAACCAGTTGGAGAAGATATTTATTTTTGTAGCAAGGCAAGGAAGTCAGGCATCAGGATCTGTATCGACACATCCATTGAAGTCGGACATTTAACAATGATTGAGGTTAATCGGTGGCTGCACCAAATTTGTAAACATATACAAGTTAAGCAAGGCAGTTAAATTATAACATAGGAGAAGAAAATGGCTATCGTTGGTAAGGACGGAAAAGTAACACTTGGAGCCAACAGTGTTGTTGGTATGGGTACATGGTCACTGGACGGTATTAATGTAGAAGAATTCGATGCTTCTGCTTTCGGTGACGAATGGAAAAGTTTTGAATACGGCATGAAAGATGGTGGGACTGTCTCTTTTAATGGACACTACACACCAACTGATACTACAGGCCAGCAAATGTTACAACTTGCCAACCTGTATAATTCTGCCTTAACCGACTTGAGATGTTACATTGATGACACATCATATTATGTCCCAAGTCAGTCAACCAGTTATTTTGCACCCGGTGCATATTCAACTGGTATGCCCGGTAAGGTCAGCACGTTGACCATTACATCGTATAACATTGGTCTTGATAAATCAGGACTTGGAACTATCAATTTCACAGCTAAAGTTTCTGGCTTGATGGTTCTTGTTTAAACAGATTGGGCAGGCCGTCATGACGGAACAGAGGGTATTCCCGGCCCTTCCTGCCCACCCTTAACTTAACGGGATGGGAGAGATATTATGAGTACGCAATTTAGTTTAAAAGATCCGAACCCTGGAGTGTGGTTTAAATTTAACGAAGATGATCCTGAATCTGGTGAAATAAGAATCAGGGTAGTCAACTCAGCACAAAGAGAAGAGATGCAAAAAGCCTGTGTGAAAAACAAAGTTGAATATAAACATGGTCAAAGGTTTGAATACACAACCAACAAAGATGCACTCTTTTCAAAAATGCTTTGGGATTATTCCATTGTGGAATGGGTCAGACTTGAGGATGATGATGGGACTCCGATTGAATGTTCCTCAGAAAACAAAGTCAAGCTGATGAAAGAAAATGTTGGGTTTGCTCAATTTGTAAGCACTTGTCTTGAGATAATTACAGAGACAGAAGAAAGCAGAGTGAGCATGGTCGAAAAAAACTTAATGAGCGGATCAGCAGACTCTGTAGTGGAGAAAAGCCAGACTGTAAAATCTGCAAAAAAATAAAAGGTGATGCCTTTGACATCATGGATTGCAAAATATGTTTGCCTGATTGTTTACCGGAAAACCAAGATGCTGAAAAAATATACCTCATTGTCAGGGATCAATATATCATGAGTTCTATGGGTGGCCCTGTGGCTATAAACCAAATGGCTATCCATAGAGCAATGGATTTATACGATATCGAATTCAGGCAGGATTGTTTTGAAAAAGTTGTTAATGTGGGTAGAAAGTTCTTGCAGGAATATAATGAAAAGCAAAAAGATAAACAGGAGCAATAATGGTTAGATTGACACAGGAAGAATTCACAGAAAGATCCACTGTAGCCCACGGTGGATTCTATGATTATTCTTTGTCGATCTATAAAACATCGAAAGAGAAGGTTAAAATAATTTGTCCTGTGCATGGGGTCTTTGAACAGATTCCTTCTGCCCATTCATCAGGGCATGGTTGTGTGAAATGCAGAATAGAAAATCATAAATTGAAACCAGAAACAAAAAAAAGAAAATTAAATTCATTTATAAAAAAAGCTGATTTGGTTCATGGTAATAAATATGATTATTCTAAAACATTTTTAGTGTCTGGTTCAAATGTTATTATTACCTGTAAGCAGCATGGAGACTTTGAACAAAATGCAGGTAACCATATAAGAGGGCGGGGCTGTATAAAATGCTTCAATGATAACAGAAGGGTTTCTGCCGAAAAAGAATTTTTTAAAAAAGCGAAAATAGTCCACGCTGATAAAAACTATGATTATTCTCTGGTTGAATACAAAAATACCGATATACCGATTAAGATAATTTGTCCTCAACATGGTATCTTTGAAGTTACTCCTTACCGCCATTTGAATGGGCAAATATGTCAAGAGTGTGCTGGCCCTAAGTACAGAGAGATTGTTAAGAGAACACACGAAACCAGATTGACTGTAAATGAGTTTATAAAAAAGTCTATTTCTTCCCATGATAAATTATACGATTATTCACTTGTAAGATATAATAATAACCATGCTAAAGTAAAAATAATTTGTAAAAAGCATGGAGTGTTTAAACAAAACCCTAGTAACCATATGAAAGGTGTCGGGTGTCCATCTTGTGCCGAAAAAGGATTCAATGTTAGCAAGTCCGGAATGTTATATTATTTAAAAATAAAATCTGATCGTTTTGCATATTCATTATATAAGATTGGGATAACAAACAGGTCCGTAGAAAAAAGATATAGCGATTTGGATTTAGAAAAAATAAAGGTTTTAAAAATTTGGGATTATAGAATAGGTAAGGGTGCTTTGGAAATGGAACAAAAAATAATCAAACTTTATAAAAGTTCTGCATACAAAGGGACTGCTCCGCTTGATAGCGTTGGTGTTGCGGAGATTTTTGTTGATGATGTTTTACATCTTGATTTGGAGGTTTTATAGTGTCTGCGATAGGAAGCATTTTTGTGGAAGTTCGTGGTGATATCACAAAATTTCAGCAAGATATGACCAAGTTGAGGACTGTAGCAAAAAAGGGCAGCAAAGAAGTATCTGATGCTTTAAATAATGGTATCATGCCGGGGAAAGCATCCCAGTCAATCAGTGCATTATCAACAGGCTTAAAACAGTTATCTCAGAGTGCAAAAATTCCTGCCGAAAATTTCAAGGCAACATCCAAAGAAATAGCAAGAGCATTGGATGGTGTCGCAAAAGAAGTCGGGATGACTTCAAAAGAGTTTACAAAGTTAAATGAAAAGATGCTGCGTAATCAGGCTATGAAACAGGCTGAAGGAGCTATGCGTAAGGTTGCCACTGCTGCTAGTCTTTCTAAGAAGGAAATAAAAGCTCTTGGTATCCAGATGGGTTATACAGGCAAGCAAGCAAAAGCTATGGCGAATAAGCTGGACAGATCTAAATATAGAATGCAGGCACTTGGTGATTCTATAATGTCCACTAGATCCAAGCTCATAAGTTTGGGGTTAGCTGCCTCTGCTGCTGTGTACACAGTCAAGGAATTAAGCACAGCAATTTGGGATGCTGGTAGAAGAACACTTGTTGCTGAGAATGCTTATAAATCAATAACAGGCTCAGTAGCTGGAGCCAATGTTCAGTTTGAATTTTTAAGAGACACCGCAAAAGAACTTGGTCTTAATTTTTTCACATTGAGAGAAGGTTATAAGGGGTTTTTAGCTGCTGCACGGTCGTCTACACTTCCAATGAAAGAAATTCAGAAAATATTTAGATCGGTATCAAATGCTGGTGCTATTTTGGGGCTATCAAATGAGAAGATGTCGTTAACTTTTCTCGCTTTAGAACAGATGCTCTCAAAAGGAAAAATTAGTATGGAAGAAATAAGGAGGCAAATGGGAGACAGTCTTCCTGGTGCTTTCCAATTGGGTGCGAAGGCTATGGGCATGACAGTAGAGGCTTTTGACAAGGCTGTCAGTGCAGGAGAAGTATATGCAGATGTTTTCTTGCCAAAGTTTTCAAAGGCAATGGATGAAACATATATTGGGACAATAGCGGATTCAGTAAAAGCTGTAAATTTATTAAGTGAAACGTGGGAAGAACTAAAAGTCAAGATGTCAAATAACGGATTCATGGATGATGTCGCTGATGCAATATTAGCATTCTCCGATGAGCTTAAAGACCCAGAGTTTATAATTGCAACTCAAGCTTTTGCTAAAAATCTTGGCAGTATAGTAGAGTTATCTGGCACGTTGGCTGCATTTAGCATGGATAGAATAGTTGCATTCACAAATTTTTTCAAAGGCATTGGGTTCGCAAGCGAAGGTAAAATAAATTTTACAGATTGGATAACTGCTAATCCTGAAGAAATGGCAGCAATGGTATCTACATTAAGAGAGATAGAAGTAGCTGGCAGAAGAACAGATGCCGCACTAAGAGAAGGAACCGCAGTCACTCAAGAAGACTTACGCATTTCTATAAAAGCAACTATAGCGAGTTATGATTCTTTAAAGGAAAAACAAGAGGATTTTTTAAGTAGCGTGAGAAAGTGGAAAAACGGAGAGCCTATCTTATTTAGTAATGTTGTTGAGAACGATGAGATGACAGCTTCTCTTAAAGGATATACTGGCAAGTTAGGCGAATTAAAACAGTTATTAATTGAAGTACAACAAGTTGCAGCTTGGACGGCATTAGGGTTTAAAGAAATAAACCAAGACTTAGATTATGGATCAGACACATCTTTATCAAATTATATATCACATTGGCAAAAATTAAAAGGAGAGTTCGAGACTTCCTCAACATCAAAAGCTGATAAATTCAATAAGGAAATGCTAGGCAGTATTAAAGAAACCGATGCTGAAAGATTAAAGAGCTTAAAAGAAAATTTAAAGCTTTGGGAAGAAGGAAATAATACAGATGTAAGGATACGAGACGAGGCATTAAAACAGATAGCATCCTTGGAAAAAAAATCTGCTGATGCACAAATAAGGATTGAGAAAAACCGTGCAGCAGCTATCGAAAAATCATACAAAGATCTCCTCAAGAAAAACCTTGGATTCGCTAAAGCTGAAATAGACCAAGGCGAAAGAATGCAAGATGACATGTGGTTGATCAGGCAAAAAGGTTTGGACAAGGCAATAAAGCAACACGAAGAAACCCAGACAAAAATAACAAACAATGATTATAAAGCATATCAAAAACGGTTGACGGACGAAGAAAAAGCCAGAGACAAAGCTATCAAGAAACAGGAAAAAGATTACCAGCACATGTATGACAACATACATGATATTGCTGCCGATTTTTGGGAAGGAATTCTTGATGGTCAAATGAGTTCATGGGATGATTTCATGGATCATATGTTGAACACTTTCAAAAAAACTTTCGCTCAGATCCTGGCGGATGCCACAACACCCATCCTTTTAAATCTTGTATCTGGTGTATTGGGCGGCGGTGGTTCTGGCGGTGGTTCTGGAATATTGGGAAAAATAGGGGACAAGCTCGGCACTGGTATTTTAAATAAATTATCTACATCCCCCGTTTTTGGAAGCCTTTTTAATTCTGTTCCATCGGGTAGCTTTGCCCTTGCTTCTGGTGTCCCTGGCTCAATGGCAACTGCCGGGAATGCTGCATGGAGTGCCGGAATTGGTGGCGGCGGTTTGTCTGGAACACTTGGCGGTGGTGGCCTTTCTGCGGGTGCTTCCTGGCCAAGCATGCTTACAGGTGCAGCCGGTATCGGAGTTATCGCAGCAGCCGGGATGATAGCAACAAAAGTTTTAGGCCGGATGTTCTCAGAAAAACCGCAATTCGGAATATCCGGGATGTCAAAAGAAGCCTGGAAATTTGGTACTGGAAGTTTTGACCGTGAAATAAATCCATATGAAATAGCAATGGAAAACATGTACGATGATTTCAAATCCAACCTTTATGATTACCGTGTGTTCGCAGCAGATTTCGATAATGAACCAGAGATGAGAAATGTTTTATTTGATTATTTTGATACTGTTTTTGCCAGTGTTGATAAAGCCATGTCAACAAATATAAACGATGTCCTGAAAGATTATCAGCACTTGGGTGTATCATTCAGACTCACGGAAGATATGGATGCAGGGCAAGCCTTGAAGGGTCTTTCAAAGGCTGTTTTCTCTGAACTGGTTGGCTCAATGCTTTTGGGTGTGATTCCAGGGGCAGGAGCAGTCGGTAAAGGTGTCAATACAATAGTCGGCAGCCAATACATTACTGCTGGGTCAATTGCAGCAAAGAATGCTCCACAACCGGGCAGCAGAGAGTTTTATGATAGTTCTGCTTTCAGTCCTCAAGGAAAAGGTTCTGGTGCAGATCCTTATTTATACACAGAGCCTGTTTATGAAACAATCACGCATCAGGTTTCAGCTATGGCAGACATTTTCAACACAGCTTTCTTTGAAGCCATAATGCCTGAAGGTTCATCGACTTGGGATTCATTCATTGCTTTTGCCGATATCGTGAACAAGACAACCGATTTCATGGATAAATTTAATGACAGGGTAAACGATCTTGGATTAAGTTCTGTCGAGGCTTATCAGCAAATTGCCTTTGTTTCAAATTCTCTTTCAGAGATGGAAGATGCCATTGAAGCATTAAATCTTGACCCTGTTGCAGCAACGATAAAAACCCTTGTCGAAGGGTTCGATCTTTTGAATGAAGCTCTTGTAAAGAACAATGCAACGGCTGAAGAACTGACAAAGGCTCATGAATTACAAGAAGTTATTTTCTGGGAAGAAATAAAAAACTTGAGTGCTGCTGCGGTTGGAATGGTCAACAGCATGTCAGAATCAGTCAAGGGTATTATCTGGTCATCAGATCAAATTAAGATGCAGAACATAGCAAGCCAAGGCGAAAAAATAATAAGCTTTTTTAATGGTGTGTACGATTCAATTGTGTCAACTGGGAATACTACTTTTGTTGACGGTGCAAACCAGTTAAGGAATGGTATCACAATTATTGTCGATACTTTAATGGCAGTTCAAGGTCTGGATTTATTCAGAGGGCATCTGCAAACAATCGGTAGTGCCAAGGCAAGCATATACGGTCTTGAGAATGAGTTCGCTGCAATGGGCATCGGCTCTAAATACGGAGTCGATCTTGGTTCCGGGCAACAGCAAGCTGCTTTTGTGAAAAGTGTTTTGGGCATGTCTGCCACAGAATTTATCACTGCAACCGAAACCTTTGGGGTATCAGTTGATGAGGCAACCGGTGATTTAATGATTCTTGCCGATATGGTTAAAGAAACTTCAGAGGCATTTGAAGATATCGGTGACACAATGGGCGATACAATTAAGTCTCTTGAACAACAATTTGGAATGAGTGGAAGTAGCTCATTAACCAATCTGATAAAAGATTTTAATAAAGCTGCCGGGGATGCAAAATCGTCAGATTCTTTAATAGCGATGGCAGGGGCAAACAAACTTCCTGGTCTTTCAAGCCAGATCCTCGCAAGAGCATTAGCCGAATCTCCAACATCATATGAATACAAAAAAGTTTATGCAAAGATAATTGGGACTCTGCAAGATGTTGAAGATGCAGCCGATGGACAGGTTGATGCTTTGAGCATTACTGACAAAACTTTGGGTGAGCAATTAACTGAACTTGAGGGGATAAATGATAGTATAGGCTTCGTGGATGAATCGATTAAAGCTCTTATGGGTGATGATACTTTTTTGACCTACTATGGTCTATTTAATAAATTTTTTGGGCAAGATAGTGTTTTTGGAAAACTTGATTCTACGCTAATAAGCTTAGCAGGTGCATTGGGCAGTCTTAATTTATTGCCACCTGACCCGAAGACAAATATTGTTACTAACCCGGTAACTGGGCAAACCGGCCCAAAGACAGTATCAGATCCTTCTCAATGGATGCCTTGGCAATTAGATACAACAGGCAAAAATATAGCCACAGAAACAGAAGCTCAAATCATTGCAAAATATGGTATTTCAGGATTATCAAAAGCTCAAATATCAGCTTCGCTTGCTGAGTGGAATAGTTCTACAATTTTTCAAAAAGCAGATTGGGCAGAAGAGGTTGGATTCCAGCCGGCAGAAATAGCAGCAGATATAAATAAACTAACTTCAGCTTACGGGTACGCAGAGGGCGGGGTTGCATCAGGGCCAAAGTCAGGATTCCCTGCTATGCTCCACGGCACAGAAGCAATTATCCCGATGAATGGTGCAAACATTCCTTTGGTTATAAAAAACGATTATTCAAAAGGGATACTGTCAGTGTTGCAAAGCCTAAGAGAAGACCTAAAGGCTATAAACTCAACAAACGCTTTAAAGATAAAGAAAATAAAACAGACTCTTGATAGAGTCACTAATGGTGGAACCTCATTTGCGGTTACGGAGACAGGATAATGCAAGTTACAATACCTAAAATAACGAATCTTCTTGCTTCAAATGTTTCTGAAGCTGCCTTTTCTGATTGGTTGGCTGCTACATCTTATGCTGTAGGGGCGAGAGTTTATGTTATGTATTCCGACTTTACAGAAATTTTCTCTTACGGATCTTGTATCTATGATCAGTTTACCAAAGGTGCTTTATGGACATATGATGGGACTGATTCAGAATATGATGCAGCGACAGCAATTGAAGCATTAACACAGGTTACAGATAGTGCAGTGACAGGAGATTTGGTTCTTTTCCAGTTTGAAGTTAAAAACTTCTCATCTGGGACAGTTACTCCTTATGTGAGGGGGACGGCAGGATCAGCGAGAGGTGCAGACGGTGTATACCAAGAAATTATAACAGTCGGTAGTTCAGACAATCTTATCGGGGTAACTGCTGCAAGCTTTGTTGGATCTGTTACAAATTTTTCTGCAAAAAAAATAGGCGAATATTATTCAAGAGATATTTATGAAGGACAAGTAGGTTCAAATCAGGGCAATTTCCCACCAGATGATGACGGAACAAATTGGGTGAAAGTTTCTGCATCAAACCGTTGGAAAATGTTTGACGATTACATGAGTTCGCAGGCAGAAAATCCTGTCAAGATAAGCGTTAAGGTAAAGTCTGACAAGTGTAACAAGTTAGCATTTTTTTTATCTGAAGCAAAAACAGTTAATTATATTCTGAGCAATGACAGCATAACAGAAACAAGCGTAACATCAATAACTCCTGCCCTTGGAGCACATGCCATGACATTTACTCATGCAGCTTCAAGAACGTGGGTGATAGGAGACAAGGTTGAGGTCTATCGGACATCAGACCAGAGGACATTTTTCTATGGCACTCTTACCGATTGGACACAAAGCACAGGGGTTGCAGAAATAACTGCTACTATTTTCGATGTCGGCACAGGTGGGCCACAAAATGATTGGACAATGGCTCTGGTCTATGATGCAGAATCAAATTCTCTTTACCAGAATGAAGTTCTAAGCTGGTCGGATTATTTTTTCTCACCTATCCGGTTTTCAACATCGAGTGCTTATTCTTTCACTTATGATTACAATACTTCATGCAGGGTTATTTTCACAGGTGATGCAAACGATACGATCCGGGTAGGGCATTTGGTTGTAGGGCATTCATCTTTCCTTGGTGAAACAAAATACGGATTGAGAGGCAGCATATCAGACTTTTCAACCAAAGAGGCGAATACTTTTGGTGAATATGCTTTGGTTCAAAGAGCTTATGCAAAAGAACTG